TAGCCGCCCCCTCGCGTCAACACTGGCTCAAGCTGATAGTTTCGCATCTCTCCGACTTGGGTCGAGGTGTAGACCTTGCCGACGATCACCCGGCAAAATGAGCGCGTGATCCCATCTAGCGGGCCGGTGTAGAGATAGTGGTTCAGTCCAGCTTCTTCGGCGGAGATAGCGGTGAGCTCGCGTCCGTAACTGGTGATCCGTGTTCTCGCCTCTGTGATCTGACGACCCTCTGCGGATCGGAGAGCAGCATCGAGCCCGCTGATAACATCAGAGGGTTCCATAGTAAAAGCGGCGCTTGAGAGCGCGTCTCTGACCGAGCGCTGAACATCGGGCAAAATGACATCATCGTAAATCCCCGAGATTGTCTGGTCAGCTAGGGCTTGCCCTACGCCTCCGATTTCGGAGACCGAGAAGCCATCTTCAGACGCCAAGAGAAGTTCCTCGACATTCGCGAGGGTCTCTCTCTCCGCGTCAGTGATCTGCATGATGGACGAGGCGAGGCCGTTATCTAGGATCCAAGCGTTCATCTCACCACGGCGCATCCGGCGGAGCTCGTCGAGCCCACCGCGCGCGGCAGCTGCCTTCACTGCGTTCACGATTTCACTCTTGCTTCTGCGGAGCGCTCGACGGAGATCTCGGTCGAGCTTCGTCTCAAGCTGCAATTGAGCCTTAGACGCGCGGAGCACCTGAAGCAATCGAGCGTCCGTCGCCGCCTTAATCTGGCGGGTCAGGTCGTCGATCGCTTTCGCGTCCGCGTCCTCTGCGAGGTGAATGTGAGAAGAGCAGTGAAGACAGCGCATCAATACCTCTTAGGTGAGGCAGTTGGTCAGGAGACGACCGCGATCGGCGGAGACCTTCTTGAAGAGCTGGACGTGCTCACCCCAGACATGACGACGGACGAGGTCGAGCGAGTCGTACTGCCCAGCCTGAAGGCCCTTGTACATCATATTGAGTGCCGCGACGGGCATCGCCTTAACGCCGCCACTCTTCTGTGCGACAGCGTCGGAGCCGCGCATGATGTAGAGACCGATCGTCTCGCCGTTCCAGATATTCGCCTCGCTTGAGGTCGCGCCTGGAATCGCGGTCTCGCGTCGAGCGCTACCAACGAAGACGTTCGGGATATTGAGGACGCTTCGGAGGACCTCGATCACAGCGTCATTGGCGAGGATGCGGTTCCCGCTTGCGATCCCGTTGGAAGCATCGCCAACGAAGGAGCGGATCTCTGGGTTCCGAGCGAGAGCGCGGAACACGTCATAGCCGAGAACCATCGTATCAGCGACGATCCCATGATTTGCAGCGCGGAGCGTGTCGAGCTGCTGATGAATAAACGAGAGCGGCTCGGCGCCGGCCGCATCAAACGCGGTTGACGTTCCAGCGACGTCGACGTTGTTTGTGAACTCTGTCTGCGAGAAGAGGAGATCAGCACAGCGCTTCTCTTGAGCGAGGAGAAGAGCGCGGCGGACCTTGCGCGCGCTCCGCTCTTCCTCGGAGCCTGGATACTGTGAATCCTCGATGTCCTCCATCGCGATGGAGTCCTCAAAGCTGTGGATCTCCGCCTTAAAGGTAAGGCTGCTTCGGTTGAAGCTGGAGAGACTCTGTCGGCTTGCGCCTGGCGCGCGCCTCGAATCAGACTCTGGAGCACCCATGAAAGAGCGGGTCTCCTCGACGAGAAGGGTTCCGCTGCGCTCTGGGACGTCGACCTGCTCCATCACGCGACCAGCGATGAGCTGGCTATCGCTTGGGATCGCCTCGGCGACGATGTTTGTCAGGATCTGATCGACTGGATGGAGATTGCTATAGCTAGGGCGTGCCATTTAAAGGGCCTCCTTAAGCGAACTGGCTGGCGCCGGTAAAGATCACCTCGATCTCATCACCGTCGGCGTATGCAGTAACGTTTTGGTTGTAGATAACGCGCGCGACGCTATACCGACCCGCGCCGGTAGCATAAGGGATAAGACGACCGCTGGTCGCCTCGACCATGAGGAGAGAGTCGGTCCCTGCTTCGATCGCATCGCCAGCGAGAGCCTTGGTGCGACCGAAGATCACGACCTCAACAGCGTCGCCAGTGGAGGCACTGCGCTGTGCGATCCCGTCCGCCTGCTCTCCGGTGGTTCCGTCAGCGAGTGCCGCCTTGCCGTTGCTGTCGATGACAACAGCCTGAAGAGCGGTGATCGCTTCAGCGGCGATCAGAGTGATGATATCTGAATTTCCGAGACGGCTCATTTAGCCCTCCATAGCAGCGAGGAAGAACTCGCGGTCAGTGGTACGAATCATATTAAGAGCCTCGCTGAAGCTGACGCTCTTCTCGGCGGCGAGAGTCTTCGCGCGCTCTGCGAGGGTTTCACGGTTGATCTGCTCACCGCTGGCGCCATGACCGACCTCGCGGAGAGAGACGACCGAACCAGCCTTGCGCTCATTGAACATCGCCCAGAAAGCGTCATCGCCGCTCTGCGCTTGGTTCCATGCTTTCTCGGCGAGTGCGATCTCGGCGGGAGAGATCCGACCAGAGCGGACGAGCTCGTCGACGGCGCCCTTGCGCTTCACGCTCTGGTTCTCCTCACGGAGTGCGGAGAGCTGCTCACGGAGAGTGGAGACCTCGGCGAGGAGGAGCGCGGAGCTCTCGTTCATCGAGTAGCTCTTCTTCTCCATCATCTTCTCTTTGTCCTCATCCTCGGCGAGGTCTTTCTTGTCCTCGTCCTCGGTCATCTCTTTCTTGTCCTCATCCTCGGCGAGATTCTTCTCGTCTTCGGTGAGGTCCTTCTCCATCTCGGCGACCATCGCCATCTTTTGAAGCAAGAGATCGACAAGATCCTCATGCTCCATCTTCAGTAGGTTCTCACGGGTCTCCATGAGGTTTGCCTCCTCTGTGAGTAAAACACGGTCGACCGAGCTCGCTGTTTGCTGCGGTCGGGGGGTAAGAGTGACAGCGAGAAGCTGGGCGCCTCCGGTCGGAGCTCCGCTTTCTCTCGCGTATACTTCGCCCATCACAAACTCTGGAGACGACCAGAGAGAGCCTTGGGCTTCAGCGACTGTTTTTAGTCCGCGCTCATTGTAGGCGGGGATAGCGATCAAGCACTGCCCATCCTCGGAGAGGCGAAGGTCGACGATCTCGCCGAGCGCCCCTCCGGTCTCTGGAGTGTTGGCGCCGTATGAGGGAGAGCTCTGGTGATTCCAATCTATAATGACTGGGTCACTTGCGCGCCGCGCCTGGTAGACGCGGACGATCTCCGCGAGCATTGAAGGAGTGACTTCGGCGATCGTCTCGCCGCTCATACGAGAAGCGACGGTACCAGCGCGGAGCGTCACGAACGGTCGCCCAAGCTGCTGACCATCTTCGACGACGACGGTGAGGCCGTCGAGGTCGATCTCCTCCGCTTCGGAGAAGGTGAAGGCTCTCTCTGTCATCTTCTGCTCATCCGCTGCGTTCATCTGTCCGACTACCTTTCTCGCCCAAGCGAATCCCGCGTCGCCGCCCCACCCTTGCCAGGCTTGCCAGCCTTTTCCTTGCTCGTCCCAAGTCTCGCCCTTCTTATCGACCTCGTGTCGCGTGAAGTAAGCGAGCATCCGGCGAACGGTCTCTGGAGAGAGCTCGACGCCGTTCTTGAGATCGCGAGCTCGCGCGATGCCAACCGCTGTCATCCCTCGTTGCGACTCTGGTTTCTCCGCGCGTACCTCCAAGGCGCGCGCCGCTGCTTCTTGAGCACCCTTTGAAGGCTTGAAGTCGATGTGGGCGTATTTCTTGGGGAGCTCCGCCAGCTTCTCGCTCGCCTCTTTCGCCCTGTGTTGAGGATGCTCTTTAGGGAGAAGGTCGAGGTCGGTGTCATAAGCCTCTTTCCGCTGTCCAGTTCCGACGAGTTTCAAGAAGGCTTTGACGCGCGCGAGCGCCCACTGATCGCGAGAGGTGACCGATGGACGGTGAGAGGTGGAGAAGGCTCCAGCTCCGCGCCTATAAACAGCCTTGAGCATCCCAAGATCAACACGACGGCCCTTCGCCTCGTGCTTCTCGTTATGCTCGTCGCGCATATTCTCCAGCGCCTTCTCGGTTCGATCCGAGACCTCGATAGAGCCGCGCGTTCCGGATGCGGAGCCCTTCGGATTCCTCTTTGATCCGGTCCGCTGGTCCTTCTTCGGCGCTGGGGTCTTGGGGTCATCCTTGCGACGCTCCGCGAGACGCTTGGCTTTCCGCTTGAAGCTCATTTCATCCCCCTCTTCATCGCGCGATACCTCTCCGAAAGAGCGGTCGCTCCTCCACCGAGACCAGCGCTCACGCGGTCGAAGTAAGAGCGCGCCGCTTCTTCTGGGAGCTCACCCGCGCCGATCCGCTCTCTGATCGCGCGCTCTAAATCGTCCTCTGGAGTGAGGAGACCGAACTGGACCAGCGGAGCGAGAGCGGCGAGGCTCTCCGCGAGCTCGTCAGCGTCGAGACCAGAGTGGACGAGTCGAGGGAGCTGTGAGGGTGAACACTCTCCATAGTTCCACTTAAGGAGGCGTCCGATTGTCCCGCCGCCTCTTCGATCCATCCCCCCGACTGAAGAGGAGATCATATCGCAGAGATTGAGCGCGGAGCGACGGAAGACAGAGAGGTGGACTTCGCCGACGCTCCTCGATCCAGTGTCAGTGGTTCCGAGATTCATAAACGAAGCAAGGAAGGCCATCGACAGTTGGTGATCGCACTCTTTGATGGTGGCGAGCGCGTGACTTGAGTCGAGCTTTTGCTCGCCGAAGGTCTGGAAAGAAACGACCGGATTATCGACGAGAAAGCTCTGCTCTTGAGCGATATACGCTTGAGCTTGCGCCGCCGCGCGGTCGATCATCTCGTCTATGTCTGTATCAGTCAGACCAGCCGCTTCAGCCGCCGACCGATCGACAGCGACGCGAGGAGTCGCCACAGCCCAGCGCTCCATACCAACGCCGAGAAGGTTCGCGGTTCTTTGCTTGAATCGCCACCACCACCACGCAGGCCGAAGAAGGCCGCGCCCCTCGTAGTTCGAGCCGGTGCGGTTCAGGGTGAGGAGGAGCAGCGTAGAAGCGGGGATCGGTTCCGGTGGGAGAGTGTTCCCTCGGAGAATGCGCCCTGGGAGAATGCT